CCTCCGGAGCCTCCCCGTAGCGCCGCTCGTGGAGATGCGCGGCGAGGAGAAGCACCGCCTGGCGGAGATCCTCGGGCAAGGATGTCCGGTCCGGGCCGTATCCCGCGTCGAAGGTGAGCTCGACCCGCCGCCCTGCAGGGATCGCCGGGAGCGGTCCACCGCCGGGGCCGCTCAGGGCCTGCCGGCACTCTCCCGGCGAGAGGACGAGGCCGTCGAGGGCGGCGGGCTCTGGCGCGTCGCCGCCCAGGAAGACGAAGCCCCCGATCGCGGGCACGGGGCCCACCGGCAGCACCAGCCGCCCGGTCCGGTCCCAGGCGTCGACCTCGAGGGAGAACCCTCGCCGGACCAGCGCGCGGGCGAGCCGCGTCTCCACCGCGGCGGTGGCGGTCTCGAGATAGAGATCGAGGAGCGCGTCCTCGGCGCCCTCGTTGTCGAAGCCCTCCACGAGGCGGAGATGCTGCGCGAGGTCGGCGCGGGCGACGGGCAGCTCCGCCGCGGGCGCGGTTTCGGTGAGATGCATCGGCGTCTCCCGCTTGGCAGAAGAAGCCGGGCGCGCTGCGCGCCCGGCGGGGCCCTTGGCGGCGCCTGCCACCCGGGCGCGCGGCGGATCGTCCGCCGGTCAGGACGTGCCGAACTTCAGCGTCTTGATCGCGGCGAAGTCGGTGACGTCGCCACCCACGCGCTTCGTCGCGAAGAAGGTGACGTTCGGGCGGTTCGAATAGGGATCGCGCAGGATGCGGATGTCGGGCCGCTCGGCGATGGTGTAGCCGTGCCCGAAATCGCCGAACGCGATCGCGAAGGAGCCGGGCGCGATGTCGGGCATGTCCTCGACGATGTGCACCGGATAGCCGAGAAGGCGCGCCGGCTGCTCGCCCGTCAGTGTCTCCAGCCAGAGGAAGCGGCCCTGGCTGTCCTTCATCTTGCGCATCTCGCCCGCCGTCTTCGAGTTCATCACGAAGCTGGCGCGGGCGCGATACTCGGCGCCCAGGGTGTAGACGAGATCGATCAGCGCGTCGGCGGGATCGTTCGGGTCGAAGTCCCCGTCCGTGCCAGTGGCCACGTAGCCGATCGACTCCCAGGCCCAGCTCGCGTTCGGCACCATCGAGTGCGTGAGAAAGCCCACGGGCTTGTTGTTGCCGTCGCCGTTGACGAAGGCATCGGCTTCGGCGCGGAGGAAGCGGTCGGCGATGCGCTCGGCGAGCCACGCCTCCATGTCGAAGGCCGCGTCGTCGAGGATACGCTGCGAGGCGGTCGGCGAGGCCGAGAGCTCGTGGAGCGGGATCGAGATGCGGTCGATCTTCGGGGGCGCCGCGGTCTGGTCGGGCCCCGTCTCGGCGATCCAGCCCGCGTTGATCTCGCCGTGATCCACGAGAACGTCATAGGCCGTCGCCTCGACCTGCACGACGCGCGCGAGCCCCCGCAGCGAGGCACCCGAGGTCAGCATGTTGTGAACCATGTCCGAGGTCTGCGGGTCCACCAGGAAACCGCCCTCGGCGTTCACGGCCGTGTTGAAGGCCTTGCCCTCGAGCCCCAGCGAGCGCAGCGCGTCCTCGTCGCCCTGGCGCAGATAGGCGCCGAAGGCCTTGCGGTGAGGCGTGCGGTCCTCGGCCGCGCGCATCAGGGCGGGGCGCTTCGGATCGGCGGCCTTGCGGTCGAGGCGCTCGACGCGGGTGGTCAGCTCGGTCATGCGCTTCGTCACGTCGTCCTTGAAACTGCGGAAGGTGTCGAGGAACTCGGTCGCGGCGGACTTCGCCTCGGGGCTCACCCCCGGGCCGGGCCGGGTCTCGTCGGTCATCGTCTGGTCCTCCTTGCAGGGATGGGTCAGGCGCCCGCCAGCGCCTCGGAAAGCGCCGCCTCGATGCTCTCGAGGGGGGCGGTCTCGCCGAGCGTCGCGCGCGCGGCGGGGAGCATCGGGAAGGTGACGAGCGACACCTCCCAGAGTTCGATCTCGACGAGCGTGCGCCCGCCGGTCTCGCGGTTGGGCTCGGCGCGCAGCGTGCGGTAGCCGATCGAGAGGCCATCAATCGCGCCCGCCTGCATCAGCGCGAGCGCATCCGCCCCGCGCGTCACCTGCGTCAGGATCTCGCCGGTGACGACGAGCCCGCGGGCGTCCTCGCGCACCTCGGTCCACACCCCGATCGGTGTCGCCGGGTCGTGCTGCCAGAGGAACTTCACCCGCCGCCCCGCGCGGGCGAGCGCGGCGAGGGAGTCGCGGAACGCACCCGGGCGGACCACGTCGCCCTGCGTGTCCGGCAGGTCGAACAGCGACGCGTAACCGCGCACCCGCCCGGCTTCGCCCGTCTCCTCGAGGGCCGCGAGCGCGACGAACTTGGTCTCGAGTCCGCGTGCCACGGACTCCGAGGCGCCTTGCCTCAGCATCATGTCACCTCCCGTCTGGGGTCTGGTCGGCTCAGCCGGCGGAGCGGGGCGCGAGGCCGAGGAGCGCGCGTTTCTCGGCCTCGTCGAGGAAGTCGGCGCCCGAGACCCGGGCCCAGAGCGCCTCGCGCTCGGCGGCGAGAGCGGGAACCTGGTCGAGATCAGGCTCGAGTCCGAGCCGCCGACCCGTCGCCTCGCCGAGCCAGGCCGCCAGCGCGTTCGTGGTGCGGCGCACGAGGGGCACCACCGTCTGGCGATAGAAGGCGCGATTGGCCTCCTGGTAGTTCGAGTAGGTGTTGTCGCCGGGGATGCCGAGCAGCATCGGCGGCACCCCGAAGGCGAGCGCGATCTCCCGTGCCGCTGCGTTCCGGGTGGCCAGGAACTCCATCTCCGAAGGCGAATATCCCATCGGGCGCCAGTCGAGCCCGCCCTCGAGCAGCATCGGCCGCCCGGCATTGCGTGCGCCCTGGTGGTTCTCCTCGATCTCGCGGGCGAGGCGCTGGTACTGAGCCTCCGACATCTGCGCCCCCTCCCTCGCGCCGAACACGATGGCGCCCGAGGGGCGGGCCGCGTTGTCGAGAAGCGCCTTCGCCCAGGCGGAGGCCGCGTTGTGCACGTCCACCGCCTTCGCCGCCGCCGCCAGCGGGCCCAGCCCGTAATGGTCGTCAAGCGGGTGGAAGCCACGAATATGCAGGATGGGCCGGCTCTCCGGAGACATCTCCCAGCGATGGCGTGCCCGGCCGACGCGGTACTCGAAGGCCGCCGGCCAGCCGTCCTCGCCCGGGACCACGCTCATCCGGTCGGGGCGCAGCGCGTGGAGCTCGGCGGGCAGGCCAAGGCTGTCGCGCGCAGCCGCTTCGAGATAGGCGTTGCCCGCGAGGTTCAGATGCCCGTAGACCGCCTCGAGGAGACCGCGCCCGTCCTGCCCCGGGTTGGGCTGGGCCAGAAGGCGCAGCACGGGATGCTCGGCCTGGCGCACCCCGTCCTCGGTCAGCACCAGAGGGATCGCCGCCGCCGCCTCGACCACCATGCGGACCGAGCGGAAGCCGATCACGTTGCGCTCATAGCCGTTGCGGATGAGCGTGACATGGTCGCGCGTGCTCCAGGCCGGCCGGCCCGTGCCGTGAAAGGCCATCGTCGGCGCGGCGGCGGACGCCTTTGCCTCCGCCGACCGGGAGGCCGCCCGGCGGAACAGTCGGAATGCCATTTGGGGTCTCCTGTGCTCTGCGGCGCGGGCTCAGAGCCCGCGGACGCGCGGATCAGCCGCGGCGTCATCTCCGAGGATCAGGTCGGTGAGCGCCCAGACGAGCGCGTCGAGCCGGTCGGGCGAGCCACCCCCGCGCGTGCTGCCCTCGAAGCTGCACATCTGGTCCTCGAGCTCGGGGAAGGCGCCCGCATGGTGCACCCGCCCCTGTTCGTAGAGCGCGGCGACCGGCTCGGCCCGCAGCCGCTTCGAGCGCCCGGCCCGCACGGCCCGGTAGCTCACATGCGGCGCCACCTGTCGCATCACGGTCTCCACCAGGTCGCCGCCCTGGTTCACTTCGGCAACCAGCCGATCCGCTCCAAATACCGCGTAAGCTTCCGCAGCAACTCCCGCCCAATCTCCAGGGCGTGCACGCGCAGCCGAGTAGTCAGCCAGGACATAAGCTCGCCAATCACGGGGCTCTCCCTCCTTCTTCACACCGGCGACAAGGATGCCGCATTCATCCGAGGACGCGCCGGCGCTCACCGGCGGGTCCACGGCCACGACCACGCGGTCGAGCGCGGGCGCGCGGCCCACGCGACCCGCCTCGATCACCTCGCGTGTCCACAAGGCGCCCCGGCGCGCGCGGATCAGCTCGCCCCCGAGCTCCTGCCGCCCCAGCGCCGTACCGCCGTAGCGGGCCTCGAGCGCCGCGAGGAAACCGGGCGCGAGGTTCGCCGCGTTGGCCGCCGTGCCGGCCCGCGTGACCACCGCTCCGGGATCGGCGAGGATCTCCGCGAGGACGGGCGCGTCCCGTGGCGTCGTCGTCACGATCTGGCGGGGATCCTCCCCGAGCCGCAGGCAGAACTGCAGCATGTCCCAAGCCTCCCGCGCCCGACGCCACTTGGCGAGCTCGTCCGCCCACGCGGTGTCGAATTGCGGGCCGCGCAGCGCCTCCGGGTTGGCGGCGGAGAGGATCGTCGCCTCCGCGCCGTTCGGCCAGACGAGCCGGTTCTGCGAGCTCAGGAACTCCGGGCGCCGGTCGGGCGGGGTGCAGGCGAGGAGGCCCGACTCCCCGAGAACCATAACCCTGCGCACCTCCTCGATGGTCTCGCCGACGAGCGCCACCCGCCGCGCCGGCCCCGGGTCGTCGGGCGTGGCGCCCTCGACCCGGGACCGGATCCACTCGGCGCCGGCGCGCGTCTTGCCCGAGCCGCGCCCGCCGAGGATCACCCAGACCCGCCAGGGGTCCGGCGGCGGCAGCTGATGCGCCGGATGGGCCCAGAAGGTCCAGAGCCAGGGCATCGCCGCCAGGGCATTCTGCGAAAGTCCGTCGAGGAACGCCTCCCGCTCAGCCGCGCTCAGCGAGGCGAGCCAGGCGGCGGTTGATCTCTTCGCGGGCATCGTCCAGGTCGATCAGCTGCCGGCGCGCGCCGGATGTGTCGAGGCCGAGTTTCGCCTCGATCTCGAGAACCATCATGAGCGCCTTCTGCGTCTGGCGGATAAGGTCAG